TGTCTTTTCCTATTGCCATAGGAACAGCTCTTGCGTACATTACATCGATTCCAAACAGTTGGTTTATGGTAAAGGAGAGTTCTTTATATAAGACCACCAAAGGATTTACCTGGTAGGGTCTAAAACTAAAGTTCTCGATTTTGGTTATGTTGCTAATGTTACCTTTGTCCGCAACTGTGTAAACCGGCACAAACCCAACGTAAGGATCTTGTGCGATTGGATCTTGCTCAAATGTGACTTCGATGTTGTTAATTGTGATTGGACCACCGCTGATTAGGGTTATTCTGAAATCTACAAACAGATCGTTGTTAGGGTCTAGAATTACATCGGTAAGGTTCTTCTCAGTTAGTTCAACCCAAGAAGCGCGAACTCGGTTAGATGTACCCCATCTAAATTCTTTACGGTAAACTCCACTTCCCGCAATATCTTCCATCCACCCAGTCAGTTTTGTGACGTAGTGAATAGCTTTGTCTTGGGTGTACTTTACAAAGTCTCCGGGACTCGTTAGAATAGCTTGCATCTATGGGATACTATTTTTTCTATATATCCCTGCTTAGATAGATGTTTACTGGGTAATAAGTTTCTCAAAATTACGAAGTTCATTTTCGAAAGGTTCGCCGAGTAAAAGTATTGCTTCATCAATGTCTCGACGCGAAACTTTATAGTGTTCACAGTACAGTCGAATTGCTTCGTCTGATATAGGTTGTGATGCCTTCTTTTTTGCTTCTTTTGCTTTAGCTGTTTTAACATACATCCAGTTTGGAGTACGGTTATACATCTTGCTCATGTTTTCTTGCCAAAATGTAACTACCTGTCCTGGGTTGATTTTCAAGTTGTTGAAATAGCTTGCCTGGACTGGATGTTTGATTGCCATGAAACGATTGATCATAAAGAAGTGCTTTGCACGTTCGTGCATTTTAATCTTCTTAAATTCCGCTGGCTTAGCGAACATTGTGTTTATGAATCCAAACAGATCACTCATGATTGTTATATTCTTTTTTGGTAAATAAGTTCTTATACAGCCAAACTATGTGAATGACTGATATTGCCGCATTAGTAACTATGACTGGATAGTCTTGCTTGATTATTCCGTACCCTACCCAGATCATACATGCAGCCAAGTTCATAAGTCGCAAGTTCATCATATCTTTCATCAAGAAAGATGTAAGTACCGCAGCAGTGCCTATCCAGCCTATTACTTCTATCATATTATTTGAATGCGCTAAAAATGTCTGCCTCAAAGCTACGTCCTTGAGACACAAAACGGGTTCCTTCCAAAAGTGCGTTCATATCGTATGTACGGGCACCCAGTTCCTTGGAATTCCATGCAGTGTCGAATGATGCATGAAACTTGCCTTGGATGTCAGAAGGGATAATGCGCTCGTCGAGGAAAACCAATTGTAAGTTTCTCTCAAGACGAGATTTGATAACCGCGGCTGGAGCAGATTGCTTACAAGTTGCTTCGATTGAGCTGGCAACTTCCGCAGCACGATTAGGAAGATCATATACATCAGTTACAGGTTTTACCATGTTGAGAATATCATACATGCGTTTTGCCTTTGATGCAGTAACTCGGAATGTCTTGTTGTCTTTTGTCCAACTCCAGATCGGTGGAACTGCATCACCTGCATCACCGGTAATGACCTTTTCGAATATGATGTACTTATAGTCGATTTCTTCGACAGGAATTGATGATGTTGCCTCTACAATTAAGTCTTTGCTACGATTCATATAAGTGCTTGCGTCGAATAAGTCGTAATCTTCATTCTTTAACCATTCTTGGAATCCTTCAGGAGCAACGATCTTGCGGCTCTTTGAGTTTGGATTGTAGACTACGATAAAGTTTTTGCCATTGAACTTGACACATTGCGTAAGGTCACGGTCACCTGTGATGATAACTGAGTCCATACCTTCTTCGTAGAATTTCTGTGCCCATAGGAACATTAGGTCATCACCTTCAGCACGTTCTTCTCGAGATACGATGATGCCTTTTGATTTAAGTACTTCACCAAACTCATTCATGCATGAGTAAAAAGAATCCCAGTCGATTGTGGATGTCTTTTCTTCACGGTGCCCTTTGTAAGCGCCGTCTTCAATTTCGATTTCTTTTCTCCAAGAACGCGAGTCGATTGTAAAAACGATTCGGTCGGGATTTCCGAACGAACGAATTGCGTGTGTGAAGTCAGTTGCTACTTTGCGAACGAACATTTCCTGTTCTTTCTTGTCTTCTAATACTTTTCCTTTTGAACCGTATCCACCAAAGATGAATAGCGTTTTGTAGAAAAGATAGTTACCGTCGAATATAAGATTCATATTATTGATTTGTTATGTAAATTTAACCAATGTTTTTCACAGTGGCAAATTTGTTTGCGATTAGTTATTAACATATTCCCATTTGGTCATTACATCCTTGATGTTTGCTTCAAGTTGTTTTCTTAAAACAGGAAGTTCATTTACTGTTGGAAGAGCGCCACGGAAAAGTGGTTCTCTTTGTAAGTTTCCTCGGCGATCTACAAGATAGATGTAGATCCTAGCGCCAATCTTTGCGATATCGAACTTTGCCTTAGGTAAAGCTGGATATGTAGAAGATATGTAATTCTTTAAGTCAGATACTCGGTTCATGCTTGATCAAATTTTGTCACCTTTTCTGGGGTGTCTTTATAGACAGCACGAATCTTTGACAAAAAGTACTTGCCTTTGGATTCTGCTTCTAAAAATTCCTGGTATGATTCTGGTGAGAAGTCTCGGTAATCGTAGATCTTTTCATTGTTGAACTCAACGGTCAATGTGTTTGCAGAATGATCGTAGGTAGTTGACTTGATTAATGCTGATGTCCAAGTCTTGTGTTCTAGCGTTTCGGGTAATGTATTCATCTTTCTTTGGATAACGTTTTGGTATGCTTTATAGTAGAGCTGATTGGTTTCTAGGAACTTGTTTTCAATGATAGTTTTCAGGGCGCCAACTTCATTAAACACTTCATCGGCAATTCCATGATTGTGAGCAACGAATAGAATGTCCTCTACGGTCTGCATGATTTATTGATTTAGTATTATTTGACATTCATATACAGCGGCAAGCATCGAGATCGCTGGGTCTATTACATGCACTCTTTGTGATTGGTAATGCGCGACCTTAATAAGCAACTGTGGAATCTTTGCAGATTTAGTTGGGTGATTGTCTCGTAGGAAGTCGGGCAATTCATTTCCCAAAGCAAACAGAACATCATCAACTTTTGATGAGTAGTTTGTCATTAAGAATTTGTAGTTTTCTTGCGGATCACCTGACTTACACATCATTTCGAAAATGTCTCGGAATGAATAGTTCAATTTCTTTACATCATTTGCCTCGATCTTTTTAACACCCTGAATTGCGAACGTCTGAATCTTATTGACGATTGAACGCATGTCAGGAAAGTTACGCTTGACGAACTCGACGATTGCTTCTTTTTCGATCTCGATGCCACAAGACTTGAAGATTGCCCAAGAACGTTTGATGAACTCGACCATTACTTCTTTTTCTTCTTCTTTACTTAAGAAGTCAAAGTTGATACAAGTGAAACGTGACTGTACTGGCTCAGGAACTTTGTTGATGTAGTTACAAGTACCGATGAAACGAGCGGTAGCAGCAAACTTTTCAATCGTAGCACGAAGTGCTTTATAGAATTGGTCAGATGCACCGTCCATCTCATCAAGAATAACTACCTTGTACATTTCAGCACCGTCTAGTAGACTGATTGTTGAACACCAGTTTGTAATCTTCTCACGAATGATATCGACTGAACTTTCATCAGAAACGTTGATGTATAGGTAAGGATAGTTTGCGGCAAGTACTTTTGCCAATGAAGTTTTACCAAGACCTGGCGATCCATAGAACAAAAAGTTCTGATGTAAAACACCGTCTCCGATAGATTTTCTAATACGATCCGGAAGAATCATCTGTTCGAGATTCTTTGGTCTGTACTTTTCAGTAAAAAGTTCTCCAATCATTGCGTGCTTATTGTTTTTGAGTTTTGTTGATAAATGATAACATGTCCTCAAGACCTTCTAATTTATCTTGGGCATCTACATACTGTTGAACTAATTTGTCCATTTCTTCGGTATGCTGTGGGTGTTCTCCAATACCTACTGCGTTTGTTAGGTATACATTTAGACGAGCAACTGCGTCTAGTTTTTCTGCTTCATACTTTGCTTCGAGAGCTTTAACTAAAAGATTATTCATTTTAATGTTATTTTGATTTTATATTCCTAAAAGTATACTTAGTTCTTCTTATGTGCAAGAAAAGAAAAAGATGCGTCCCAATAACGATCATCGTCCCATTCTACTTCATAGTCAGATACGTTAGTAAGTTCAAACGTATATTCCTGTGTAGCCTCGTTAGTCTTATCGAAAGAATTCTTAAGTCCTTCGATTGAACTAGGACCCCAGTACTTCAAGTAACCAACTCGCAGATAGTGTCCTTCTGCAATTCGCTCTCCGTTGTTTGAAGAAGCGCTTCTTAATGAATCGTTAGCTTCGGTGTTCTTGATAAGAAGTGCTAGATCTGGATGATCTTCTGGAATTGTTGCGATGATTCTAGGTAATGTATTCATATGTTAATTAATTAAAGTTCAAATGTTGGTTTTAACCATAGTCCACGGCCGAAGATTATTTCGACTAGTTTTGGGTTGATAGTTCTAATCCTTTCTATGAGTTCCAAAGATCTTAAGGTATCATGCTTCATCATCTTTAGAATTTCTTCTCTGATTCTTTCCTGCGATACCACTTGCTCCAGTTTGTCAACTACGCTATCCATCAGACAAGTCTCCATGATTCTTGGTGAAATAGAAAAGTCTTTAGTTATCGAGAACCTAAAAGCTCTAAGAAGTCTAAGAGGATCGTCCAGCATAGTTTCTTTTGCGTCTCTTGGAGTTAGCAGTATCCTGTTTTCCAATGCCCACTTGCCGTCGAAAAGATCGATTAGTTCACCGTCTTCGGAAACCGCCATTGCGTTTAATGTAAAGTCCCTGCGAATAAGATCATCTTCAAGAGTTCCTAAAGCAAGTATCGGTCGACGAGTTCCTTCAAAGTATCCTACCTCTTTTCGTGCCATCACAAAGTCAGCAACCAAACCTTCGTTAGGATCACCCTTTGGAAATTTTGCACGTATGGTAAAACATTCAGGCGTTGAAAGAAAGATTTGGAAACCTTTTGTGACCATCCAATCAGTCATCTGTTGGAAACCTTGTTCAACGGTTTGATCCAAATCGTCTAGCACAAATGTAAAGTCTATGTCTTTTGATTGCAGGCCAAGCAGTTCATCGCGAACGCACCCTCCTACTTTGAATAATTGTGGCATTATGATAGATAAAAGTTTAATTCGTATTGTCCACCGCTCATTCGGTAAAGTTGGATGTGAATCCATTTCTTTGCCTCATTTCCGGTTTTAATTAAAGTTAGAGGAAAGTCATATTTAACAGTCTTTCCATAATCAACATGTTCAGTCCATAAACGGTCTGCATACATTATGTTGTACCCAGCCTTTCGGGTTTCTTCTTCAGCGTGCATTAAAGCAGCTGCTTGTGTAGAAAAGTAAACGGTACTCATGTTACGCAAAGTTTAAAGTTGGGTATTCATTGATAATGTTAAAGATCTTTACGATCTTATCGCCAAGTTCCGGATCAGCATTGCGAACCGAAACGAGTTCACGGGATTGGATAGCAACATCATAGTAGTTGTATCCATCAAAAGAACCGTATAGCCAGTTCTCTATAACGAACGTAGATCCTAAAGGACAGTCACCTAGTTCACAAATAGCATCGAGAATCATTCCGCGCGTTTCGGAATCCATGTTTTCGTGGCGATCAAATCTGCGTATTTCCATATTGATTAATTAATTATAGAGCAAAATTAACCAAAAGAATTGACTATAGCAAACTTTTGTGAAACTTTTTTTCAAAAAGTTATTAACAAAAAAGCCTCGGGTTTCCCCGAAGCTTTTTAAGATATGATTAGGTGTTTTTAGAATCCCATACCTCCGCCACCTTGGTTCTGAAGATCTTGCTGTTTCTTCATGTACTCCAGATCCTCGATGTCTTTTGCTTTCTTGAGGCGTGCGTTCTCGTCGACGTCTGATTTGTCGAGCTTCATATATTTCTCGATGACGAACTGCGGTACGAAGTATGGTACATCGACGTCCATTCCTGTTGCGTCTTTTCTCTTGTCCATAATCTGCATTAAGCTGTTTGCGAAGTCGATACGTTTCGTCATGATTTCCATTTCTTTAAGTTCTTCAAACAAGTTGTCTTTGTTGAACTTAATGGCAAGTGCTGATTTGAACAATTCATCCTCAGCTAATTCTGGGTAAAGAAGACCCATCTGAATGAACAGAGGCTTAAGAATGATTTCTTGATAGATTGATCTCAGACGATTTACGAATCTACCAAAACGAATTTCTTCGCGGTCGATTGCGTCTGCTGAAAAGGATACATTACCTGGTGAATCTTGACTAAAGCGAGACATCGGAACTTTAGAGTCTTCAATGAGTTTATCTTGGAAGTACTTTAAAGCATCGGTATCACTCAAGTCATAGCCGTCACCACCTATGGTTTCGATCTCAGGCTGTTCACCGTTCTTAGAAGGGAATAAGTAGTTTTTGTAAAACTGCATTGATGGTTGTCCATTTATAGACAGTTCACCGGAATCATTGTTAAGCGAGATGTCTTCTTTATACATTGACATCAATTCGGCCAACGATTCTTTTGCTTTCTGTGGAGATTTGGTTCCAATAGGAATAACCATCTTTAAGCGGAACGAGCTGTTCATGATGTTCCAGATGATACGGCTGTTCTCCATGATACGAAGAAGGTTAAACGAACGAACCATTCTTTCAACGTATGATACACGGCTTACGAAGTTTCCTTTTGCATACGAGATGTAAATGATCTGTGAGTCAAGTAATACCCTTTTCATCGAAGGAATGTCCTCGTATTGAACCCAGATTTTCTTGTATGAACCATCGCCACCCTTTTCAACACCAGGTCTTAAAGATATAGGATCTAGCTCTTTGAATCCAATGATGTTTTTGCCTTCAGGATCAAAGATGATTTCAAAAGCAAGGAATCCGTCGATTAGCAACTGACGGAAATAAGACCATGAATCGTGTCCTTGGTTAAAGTTAAAGTGTGCGTAGATCTTTTTGAACTGAGTCCAGATTTCGTCGACGATTTCCTCCATGTTATCTGGAGAAACTATTTCTTTAACTTTTTGTACATCCGGCTGGCAGAAATAGTTTGCAGAGTCAAAAACAACTCCTTCATCGGCAACAGTATCTAGGATAAATTCAATCTCAGGGTTCATCGCGAATCTGCGTAAGTATTCTCTGCGTGACTTATAGTCTTTGTCAAAGAATGCAATGAATTTCTTTTGGCCTACGTCAGATAACGCAAGCGAGTATAAAAATTCTTCTGGGAGATACCCTTGGTTTCCAAATTCAGCTTCGGTCACACCGATTGCTCTGGATTGACGTATGACCATATCATCATACTGCATACCCAGGTTAGCAAGTCTTCTCAAACTTTTTGAGAGTTGCCCAAATATCGGATTGACTCCGGCTCTATCAATAAATCCTGCCATGTTTTATATATCTTAGTTTATTTGAATCGTTTCTTGTTTGCTTGGTTCTTAATTGGATTGGGTGGAACTTTCTTCGATATTGCTTGTTTCTTTGCTGTTATGTAGTCAGCATATACTTGAGCAACACCCTTTCCTTTAATGTCTTTTGGAACGAAGAATGGTATCATCGGCCAATCTTCGATCTCTACTAGTACTGGGTTAAGTATACCTTTCATATCGTAGTTTCTGATTATGAAAGTCAGTGGGATCATACCCTGGTCAACAAATACTTTTGTCATAAGAGCCCAATCTTTTAAGTATTGAGCTAAGTTTTTTGCCTGACCAACAAGACCACTGTCAGAATCCTTCTCTGCACCCAATAAGTCTTTGCGA